ACCAGATATCATCATGACAAGAATGTTAAACAACTTTCAACTCTATCAAAATATTTTAGTAAAGCTATAATAAACCCTAGCATTATAAAACATAGTGTATGATGGTAGAGTCGGCTCCACTAACCGATATCCTCCCATCACCGGCTAACTCTTCGGGGTTAGCCATATGTAAAAGGAGTTAGATGGCAGGGTATATAGAACGAAAAAATTCAGACGGTTGGGATGCCGAAAATGAGACTTGGGCAGAATACAAAAAACGCAAATCATCCAAGTCAGCCGGGATGGGCCAAAAGAAAATAAATAAAAGGGAAAACCTTTCCGAAGTTCGTGAACGCGCACTCAAACGAGCTAACTATTCCTGTGAGTGGCCGGAATGTAATTCTAACAAATGGTTAGAGCTAGCTCATTTAACAGCTATCGGAATGGGTGGCAAGAATAACAAAATTGCTGCTGATATGAATAATGTCAGTATTCTATGTAAACATCATCATGATGTGTTTGACGGTAGGCAAAGAGTAGGCCTTAAATTAGCATACACAGAATTACTTCGTGGATATCTAATGCTAAGATGGAATAAGAAAAATGGCTGAATATATTGTAGAATTACCTAGTTTGCATGAGGCACAACAAGAAGTTGCAAACTCAGATGCTCGTTGGAAAATACTTTGTGCAGGACGAAGGTTTGGTAAAACTAGACTTGGTGTTCAAATGTGTATGGATGTGGCACTCCGAGGTGGAAGAGCTTGGTGGGTAGCACCTACATTCTCAATTGCTAGAGTTGGTTGGCGTGATATCGCTGCAAGTGCAAAATCATTTCCTAGAGAAATAGAACCAAATGTATCTTTAGCTAATATGCAAATAGATTTACACTCTGGAGGTTCTATTGCAGTTAGGTCTGCTGATAATCCTCAAAGACTTCGTGGTGAAGGTTTGGACTTTCTGGTTATGGACGAGGCCGCTTTCGTAAAACCAGAAGTTTGGCAAGAAGTTTTAAGACCTACACTTACTGAAAGAAAAGGTTCTGCATTGTTTATCTCAACTCCTATTGGAAGAAATAATTGGTTTTATGATTTATGGGAACAGGCAGAAGAAGGAGATAACTGGGAACGATTTAGATTTTCTACAACTGATAATCCTATGATTGACCCCGAAGAAGTTGAGGCAGCTAGAACAGAAGTAGGCTCTATTGTGTTTGCACAAGAATATCTAGCAGAGTTTGTTGATGCAGGCCAAGGTTTACTAAAACCAGAGTGGATAAATTATTTTAATATTATTCCGGATACTGCTGGACAACTCAAATGTCATGTTGCTGGTTCAGAGTATTATTTAGATACATTACAAAAGTTTGGAATTGTTGATTTAGCAACTACAACAAATAAAGATTCTGATTATACAGTTATAACAAGTTTCGCAATAACACCAGACAATAGATTACTTGTTATTGATATGGTTAGGCAAAAATTAGAAGGCCCGGACATCATTCCAGCGATAAAACGCGCTATGGATAAAAATAAGCTACAATATGTAGGTATAGAACGCCAAGGTTTTCAAACTGCTATTATCCAGATGGCGCAACGGTCTGGTATTAGAGTTAAAAATCTTAGAACGGACAAAGACAAAGTAACTCGCGCACTCCCATTGTCCGCAAGGATGGAGTCTGGAGATGTCTTCTTACTTAGGGATACTCACTGGCTACCAGAAATGGAGAGAGAAATAATGACCTTTCCAGCTGGAGCTCATGATGACATTATCGATACTCTTTCTTATGGTGTTCAAATGTTGCAAGAAAAAAGAAGCTGGAGCGCATATTAATGGCTGAAGATAAGTCAAGGTTTTCTAAAGCGTTAGATTGGTTAAATGCACCAACTGATGCAAGAGTTAGAAGAGAAGCCGAACAAAAAGGTTTAATTGTAAACCAAACAGAATATTCATATTTAAATCAAGCAGTATTTGGATATAACACATCATCTGGATACTTTGACCATAAAAAATTAGCTGAGGTTGGTGACGGAACTGGTAATTCAGCTGTAATCGCATGCCTCAATGTTTTAGCAACAGCTTTTGCGGAACCTGGAATTTTCGTTAGTTCTAGAAATTCAGAAGGTGATTATCAAAGAGATATGAACCATCAACTTGCTAGATTAATAAGAAGACCTAATCCTTACATGACTCAACAGTTGCTTGCTAATTACATTGTTACATCTCTTAATGCAGCAGGTGATGCCTTTATTTATAAAAACAGAAACGCTAGAGGACAAGTTGTAGAGCTTGTTCCTTTAATGCCTCACTTAGTTGAAGCTAAAGGTAACGAAAACGAATTAATTACTCATTTTATGTATCAACCACAGGGCGGTGTTCATGGAGAAGATTCAGTAAAAATAGAGAAAAAAGATATGGTTCATTTACGCCAAAATGTCGACCCTAACGATATGAGGCGTGGTCTAGCTCCACTTAGAGGCGTTCTAAGAGAGATAGCAGGTGATGAAGCAGCTGGACAATATACAGCAGCTTTATTACACAACATGGCAGTTCCTGGAGTTATTTTATCTCCAAGGGATGATGCAATGGGTGGTCCAACAAGAGAAGAAGCTGAAGCTATTGCAGATATGTATAAGCAGAAGTTTGGTGGTAAGAACAGAGGTGCGCCTATGGTCTTATCCGGTGCTATGAATGTTGAAATAGTATCGTTCTCTCCAGACCAAATGAAGTTAGCCGAATTAAGAAGAATACCAGAAGAAAGAGTCTCAGCAGTACTTGGCGTTCCAGCTGTACTTGCCGGACTAGGAGCTGGATTGGATTCGGCTACATACTCAAATACAAAAGAACTTAGAGAGTTCTTTACAGAGTCAAAAATGGTTCCAATGTGGACAATGGTTGCGCAAGATTTGACTCATCAATTGTTACGACCAGAGTTTGGCGGAGGCGATAATCAATATGTTGAATATGATATCGACAATGTTAGAGCTTTAGCCGTTGACAAAGACAATCTCTATAAACGCATGAATACTGCAGTACAAGGAGGTTGGGTAACAATTGGCGAAGCTAGGAAAGTAGTAGGACTTGAAGCTGATGATAGACACGATGTTTATCTAAGACCACTTAACATGATTCAAGTTACAGAAGATGGTTCTCCACTTCTTAATGACAATCCTACCGAATCTGTACCGGCAAACAATGATGATGAGAATAAATTGACAACTATTGATTTACCACCCGAAGTTGAAAGAGAAGATGAAGTCCTTAGAACACCAACATACTTAAGTGAAGAAAAATATATTGCAGAAATGCCTAATGGTGCTTTCTGTGTTATAAGCCATGAAGATGGAGAAATAATAAAATGCTTTGATACAAGAGCAGAAGCAGAAAACTTTTTAAATAATAAAAAAGAACCAGCTGCTTTGATGAAAGATACTTACACAACTATTGAAGAAGCACAAGAGAGAGCTAAAGAATTAGGTTGTGAGGGTACACATTACATTGAAGTAGACGGAGATAAATTTTACATGGCTTGCGCTACACATCAAGATTATTTAGACGCGGTCCACAAACCTAAAAAAGATGGAGAGATAGAAGAACTTAAAGTTTCTTTAGAAGAAGCAGAAGCAATGTATGAAAAAGGTGATAAATTACATAGTCCAGAAGAAAAAGCACCGGATAAAATAACAAACTTTCCAAGGAGTGGAGATAATCAAAAAATAAGTTTATCTAACTCACAACACTCACAATTTCCAAGCTACGCTTATGTTAAAGACTTAAAAGAGAACTGGCCAGAGATTTGGAGAAGAGCTGGTACTGGTGGTAATCCTCCTACATCATTTACTGGTAACGATGCTTTCAATAAATGGACAGCTTACAAAGGTGGAGATAGAAGTGAATCAGTTCTTAACTGGGTTAAGAGAAGAGAACGCTTTATGAATCGTCATAAGAAAAACAACAGACTTAATGGCATAATTGCTGTTATGAAATGGGGCGGTGTAACAGCCGGTGGTGTTTCACAAATGAAGTCAGTTGTTAATGATTACAAAAAAGTAATTAGAGAACGAAGAAAAAAATCTATTGATATAGCTGAAGAATATTTGATGAAGCAAGTATCTGATAGAGTTAGAAAATCTTTACAGAAAAAAGTAGAAGACCATAATTCTAAAAACCCAAAACATAGAGCAACACTAAGAATGCTTATAGCAGTATTCAACAGAGGAGTTGGTGCTTATCGTACTAACCCAGGTTCAGTTAGAGGTAATGTTACATCAGCTGACCAGTGGGCTATGGCTAGAGTTAACGGGTTTTTGAGAGCATTGAGAACAGGTAAGTTTAGAAGAAAACCTTATGACCAAGATTTACTTCCAAGCTCACATCCAC